TATCTGCCAAAGGAACTGAAAGAGGCCAAGCGCAGCAGGCATACTCAGGTCAGCTGGACACAGAAGAACGGTTTCTCGGATAACACAGCAGTCTACCAGAACAACCAGATCTGGTTTCTTAACTACAGCCAGGACATCAAGGTTGTTGAGGGTGGAGAGGTAGACTTTGTTTGGTGTGACGAGTTAGTGCCCGCTGACTGGCTGGAGACGCTCAGATACCGTCTGGTGACACGCAACGGCAAGCTGATCGTTACCTTTACCCCAATCCTTGGATACACTCAGACCGTCAAGGAGTTTATCTCAACCAGCAAGATCACCACTTGGAAGGAAGCAGAGTTGTTGCCTAACAACAACGTGATTGGCGTGCCCCGTGGCAACATGCCCTACACGGCAGAGAGCGTGTATGGCAAGCATGGCTGCATCTGGTTCCATTCTAAGCTAAATCCCTACAATAACTGGGAACGCATGAAACAGACGCTCAAGACCAGAAGTACCCATGACATCAAGATTCGTGCTTATGGTTGGGCAGAACAAACTGCCGGAAGTCAGTTTCCAATGTTTGGAGACGTAAACATCTTTCACGACAAGGTCACTGAAGTTGCACCTGAGGGCACAAACTACATGGTAGCTGACCCAGCAGGGGCAAGAAACTGGTTCATGCTCTGGGCAAGGGTGGATGTGCATGGGACGATCTGGGTCTACCGAGAATGGCCGGATGCGAGCTATGGCGAGTGGTCGCTGCCTAGCGAGAAGGCTGATGGTAAACCCGGCCCCGCTCAACGGCAGGGAGCTGGCCGTGGTGTGAACGAGTACACAGAACTGATCTGGGATCTAGAGACACACTCTGACAAACGGGAAGAAATTGCCGAGCGATACATAGATCCTAGGTCTGCTGGCACAGAAACGACCAGTAAAGAAGGCGGGATTACTCTGTTGGATCTGCTTCTGGATGCTACAGATCCTTTATATTTCCTGCCAAGTGTGGGGGTTTCTGTTGATGAACGGGTGCTAATTATTAACGATTTGTTGTGTTACGACAGAGAGAAACCTATTGATGACGAAGCAAATCACCCTAGATTAATGGTTCATGTTGATTGTCAGAACCTAATTTATTCGTTAAGGGAGTGGACAGGAGCAGACGGTCAGAAAGGAGCCAGCAAAGATCCTATTGACGCACTGGGATATTTAGTGGTAATGCAACCAAAACACACAAATAGCGATAAATGGAAAAAGCAATGGCAATCTTCTGCTAAGTGTGGTACTTATTAATAATTCACTATGCCCACATCAAAGACTGATCCGCTAGCAATTGCCTCTGCGACACCGCATGTAGGTGATTTGCTTGATGAATACAACCGTTCAATGGTTAATTCCAGTCAGGGCAATCTTGTCACTAAGTTTGATAATATCCGCTTTTCAAGATGGTCTGGTCAGACGGATGACGGCAAGAAACACAGTGAAAACCGCCCAGAAGGCAGTCCTGCTTGGCCGTTTGAGGGGGCTTCTGATGTTCGTAACCGCATTATTGATTCAACCTGCAATGAGTTGACTACTTTGCTGTGCGCTGCATTTGAGAAAGCAGACATTCGGGCCAATCCAAATGAACTAAATGATACTATTATCAGCAGTACAGCAACCAGTTTGCTCAGGTGGATTCGAGACTCCAAGATGCCACAGCAACTTCGCAAAGAGGCTGAATTGGGCGCACAGTACGCTTTGCAGTACGGCTGGAGTGCATTCTTTGTAGGTTGGCAGCAGAACATTAGTAAGCGTTCTCAGCCAATCACCATGGATGAAGTAATCCAATTGGCACAACAGTCTGGCAGTCAGACGCTTATGGAATTACCGCAGTTGATTATGCAGGCACCAGATCAGGCGGCTGCTATTATCCAGGCTGCTATTCCCGATTTGTCAATGTCTCAGGCCAAGACCATGGTCAAGGAACTGGCTGAAGTTGGGCAGACTTCCTATGAACAGGAGTATGTCAGCAAGAATTTGCCTGAGATTGTCGCCTTAAAGCCTTGGGACGAGATCATTTTCCCCCCAGAGGCAGCAGATTTGCAGCGTGCTCGCGTAATCTTCCGCAGAACATGGATGTCTGAGGTTGAACTACGTGAGAAGATCACCACAGAGGGCTGGAATCCCGAATGGGTTGATCGTGCTTTGCAGGCTCTTGGCAAGAGCAGCACTTATTACAACATCAACTTGTTGCCCACAACAACAATGTTGGTTTACAACGGCATCAACTACACAAACATGGTTGAGGTGGTGTATTGCTACACCAAATCAATGGACGGCAATGCACCCGCGATATACTACACTGTCATTTGTCCCCAAGCGGCATCAAACCGAGTGCAGGACACAGCATCTTGGGCGATCCACGAGCGTCTCGACTACGCGCACGGCGAGTACCCCTTTGTTGAGTTTCGTCGTGAGCAGCTTCGTAGGGCTGTCGTTGACACTCGCGGCATTCCTGAGCTTGCAAGTACTGATCAAGATGAGATCAAAGCGCAGCATGACTCCATCCGTGACCACACGGCGTTTTCCACGCTTCCTCCAATCAAGGTTGTAAAGCGGATTGGTTCAATTAACAAGATTGGGCCAGGCGTTGCTTTGCCTGTTACAAATCAGAACGATTACACGTTCATGGAGCCTCCTGCACGGGAGCCTACGACTGCATTTAACCTGATTACTCGGGTAGAAGCCAGTCATGCGGCTTACTTTGGGACAATCAATGCGCTTGTGCCTTCGCTCAAGACGCAGATGACCCAGCAGGCACTGGTGAACTCATGGCTGATGACATGGAGATCAGTGTTTCGCCAGATGTTTGCGCTCTGTTGCCAGTACATGTCACCAGAAGAGATTCAGCGAATTACTGGAGGAGTGTTGCCACAGAATTTGTCTGAAATACACAACGAATTTGACCTTAACGTCCGATTTGACGTGATGAACATGGACAAAGAGTATGTTGCTCAGAAGATCCAGTTCCTTAGTCAGATCGCACAAATGGACACGGGTGGAGTGCTAAACCGCAACAGACTTACTGAGATGATGATTCAAGCCATTGCTCCCGAGATGGCTCAGGAACTCGTGCTAAACCAGAACCAAGCATCTCAAAAGATGTTTAAAGATGTTCAGAACGACATTGGCATGATGCTGCTTGGCAACGAAGCCTTGTATCAAGAGAACGATCCTGCTGCACAAACCAAGTTGCAATACACGCAACAGATCTTGCAATCAAATCCCAAGGCTCAGGGGGCGTTGCAACAGGATGAGAACTTCCAAGCATTGTTCCAGAATTATGTTAAGAGTTTGGAGATGAGTGTGATGCAACAGCAAAATGCTCAGATTGGTCGCATTGGAGTAACTCCCATGCAGCAACAACCACAATAAATGACTGAAAATCAGCGAAATTTGTTTGGGTTTGCAGGAAACAATGAACTTTGGGCAGAAATGATTAAAGTTATTGAGCAAACTCAGGAGCAACTGTGGATGCACGCTATCAGTGCCGAACCTAAAGGGGAAGACAGGGTTCATGCTTGTGGACAAGCAGATGGCGCAAACATGATTTTATCACTTTTTATATCATTAAGAAATGAAGCTAAAACATTAAATGGTTTGACTTCTGACGATAATTTGGCATAAAGCCATTAACGGACTTCTCAGCGTTACTGGGATGAATTGAATAAATTAAAGGATCTTGGAACCTTAATTCCATGAACGAAAACGATACACAGCCTGATTCTACGGGTCAGGAGGCAGAAAGTAATCCCGTTGCAAACAAACTCGGTTTAAGTCATGGAGGTTTAAAAAGCCTGCTTGATAGCTTCCTCAACGAGGAGGAGCAGCCCGCTCCCGCTCCAGTGGAGCAACAGGAAACTACAGAAGAACCCGTCTCCTCTGAAGAGGAAGATGACCAGTCTGAAGTAGAATCCGATCAACCTGAAGTTGATGAAAGTTCTTTGAGTAAAGGTGTCCAGAAGCGTATCAACAAATTAGTTGCTGCGAAGAAGGCCGCTCAAGCTGAATTAGACGCGCAGAAGACTGCTTTGGCTAAATTACAGTCTGAATTAGAAGCTGCTAAAGCTTCTGTTCCTGTAACAAAAGTTGAAGTTTCAGACTACGTTGAATCCTTAGATACACCTAAAAAGGTAGAAGAGGAATACAAACGAGCACTGGAAGTCATTTTGTGGTGTGAGGACAACAGTGATGGTGGAGTAATTCCGTTGCCAAATGGCGATGAGCAAGAACTTACTGCCGCTGAAGTTCGATCCATGAAACGAACAGCCATGAAGCGCAAGGAGTTGGAGCTACCAACGAGGATGCAATTCTTGCAACAACAGCAAGCAGCAGAATCGGAAATTAGTGCTAACTTTCCTTGGTGGAACAAACCAGAAACTGAAGAGTATCAAGTTGCTCAACAGGTAATCAAGGAGTTTCCAGAACTAAAACGGCGCAGAGCAGATTGGAAGCATGTTACAGGTCTTGTTGTTTTGGGTGCAAAAGCTTACGCAGAAATGCAGAGCAAAAAGAAAGCACCCGTTGCACCAATTAAACGCGCCCCCGCGCAACCATCCGTAAAAGCTATGCCAGCACCAACAGCTCAAGGCGACTTAGTCAAAGCTCGTCAGGCGTTTGCTAAAAACTCCTCTGACAAGCAAGGGTTGACAGACTTAGTTAAAGCAATGGGGTTTGTGTAAACCCTTTAATTCAACTCATTTAGTTTTATGGCACTTCTCACTGAACCTAATCTTAGCGGTCGCGGTAAACGCGAAGACTTGGCTGACATGATCGCCCTTGTGGACGCTCGTGATACGCCTTTTATCTCCATGTCCCGCAAGGGCAGCAAGCCTGGAAATATGTATTTCCGCTGGCAGGCAGATCAAAACCCCCAGCCTGTGGTTGGTGGTACAATTGACGGAACTGACGTTAGCACCTACAGCAACTACGTTGATGGCTACCGTAAAGAACTGGCTAATTACGCCCAGATCTTCCGCCGCACTGTGCGTGTTTCCAAACTCGCTCAGGATCTGGCAGACGTTGCTGGCGTGCGTGACTCGCTTTCTGACAACGTTGCAAAGGCCATTGTTGGTCTGAAGCGTGACATGGAAGTCAGCTTTACGTCCGATCAGCTTGGTCAGCAGGACACTGGCGCTGGTGGGGTTCCTTACCTCACGGCTGGTGCTCAGGCATGGATCGGTGGAGACAACATTGGAACTGGACTAAACATCGGTTCTGGTACAACTTCGCCTTCGTTCATTACTCCCGCAAACTCAATCGTCTCTGGAGCTAACGCTTCTGCGTTGACAGACACGGTTGTGCAGGGTGTGTTGAAGTCGATTTTTGACCAGACTGGTCAGTACAAGTCCTTTGATCTGATTTGCGGAACGGATCTAAAGCGTGCTTTCACAAGCCTGCTTGGAACGACTGCTCTGACGACCACTGCTGTCACTTCTGTGACTGGTGCAGGCGCAACAAAGGTGCAGACCTTCCAGCGCGATGCTGCTGCTGATGCTTACATCCAGAGCATGGATGTGTTCCAGGGTGACTTTGGCACGGTGCGCTTGCATCCTACCACGTTCATTGGAACAATCTCTGGAAGCAGCTACACCCCCAAAACGGCTTATGGTCTGGTTCTTGATATGAACTTGATTGAAACCCGTTATGGTGGCAATGTTGCTCAGGTCACGGCACTGCCTGATTTCGGTGGTGGCCCTGCTCGCTTGATCGAAGCAGTTGCAGGTTTGGTTGTTGGAAACCCGTTGGGTCTCGGCAAGTTCACCTACGCTGCTGCCTAGTAGCCTTCCGCGACACCTGCGTGCAGCCTAAACTGTAAAAGTGGTGTGACAGCGTGGAGAGACACGCACAATTTTTTGTACAAGCGAAGGAGTTGTAGCAGACTTGCTTAAATTCAAGCTGCGTAACCTTGGGTACAACAACACTGCATAATTTTATGATTGAACTCGACGGAGAACTCGCAAAACAACTCGAATCTGAACTACGCACTGGCTGGCTTAAAAACCAGATTGAAGCTAAAGTTGAAGCTCAAAAGTTTGGAAAAGCTAATTCAGTTCGACACAAGTCTGTTGAAGGATTGGGTCAGCTTGTAGCTCGCATCCCCACAACGGCATATCATTTCTGGGGACAAAAGCTAGGATACGCCTGCTGGAACGACAAAGCGTTTATGGACGAGTTTTTGCGTGACAATCCAGAGCTTAAAGTGAATAGTGGTGGCACTAAAGAAATTCAAGTTGGCTGGACTCCTAATGCATCACCTAAATAAATGAAGACAGTTCCGTTTAGCGATATTCTAGCAAGCGTCTGCCAGCTTGTGGGCTTGGATAGAAACACGCTAAATGATAAGTCATTCAGTGCAGTCCGCGACATGGTTGGACGCAGGGTGAGCGTGATTTGGGACAGGGAAGAATGGCCTGACACCGAGAGGTACTTGAACACTTGGCCTGGCAACCCTGTTCAAGGAGTGACCCTTGTTTCTTCTACGGTTGACGAGATGGTCATTCGAGTTGCACTGGATACCAATTTCCCGAGAATTTACCTAATTGATTTTCCTGCTGAAAACTTCAGAAAAGGCACAATTGGAACAACAAGCGTTAAATTTTCCAATCCTTTTTACATTTTAAAGGGTGATGGCAGCAGAGTGTCTGTGTCTGAAAAGGAACACACATTTTCCTACATCACAGCCAACAGCAACAGTGGCGATTACATCACCAGCGTTGACATTACCGTTCCGCTTGGAACCGTAGAATATCCTGCATATCAGGGATTTAACTCTCCGTTTACCAGCAAGATTATCTTTGCTTCCAATCAAAATCTGGTTATTCAGCTAGAAGATGACATGCTTCAAGGACTTGAAGTGTTTACAAATGATCCAAGGAAACACACAAGATGCACGTTTGAGTCGTTTCTTGTTGAGGACAAGCCACCTAAAGATGACTTTGTCACAAGTGGAACTTACACTCAGCAAGAGTATTCGTATCTTCGGTTTTTGACTGATTCTGAGAAGTTCATCAAGTATCGTTTGATTTCACCAAGATTATTTGGACAAAAGTATAGTCCAGTGAACTCATATTATGTTGGATCACAGGCATTTTATGATCCTTCTCAGGGAACTGCCGATTACAATCCAACTTTGCCTGGGCTTTCTATTCGAGGCAACTTCTGGAATTGCATTCAAAACAACTTACTTCCCGCTCCAACTGCACCCGCAAACACAAGTGCTTTTTGGAAGATGGTCGAGATCCCGTACAGGTTTAAAGATTACCTAATCAACGGAACTTCTGCGGACTTTATTCGCTCTGAAGGCCGCAGTGAAGAAGCCAATGTTTTTGATCAGTTGGCTGAAGTTTCTATTCAACAGCAAATTGATGTGCTTTTGCGCCAGCAACAGCAGGTGCAACGCATGAAAATGGTATACACTTACTAGTATGATTACCAAATTCCTTAGAAAAAGAAATGTAAACCCCAGCTTGCCGTTCTCTAAGAATTTTGCGAGAATCCAAGTTCACACGAATGGCTCTCATTCTTTTAAATTTACAAAACGAAATGTTTCCGCTCCTCCTGCTGGAGATTTCATTCAAACTGAAGCGGGATTTTATTTAACAAACGAATCGTCTTTAAGACTAATTACAGGATAATATGGCTGACATCAAGATTTCACAACTTCCAGTAGCAACATCAGTCACAACGACTGACATTGTAGTCCTTAATCAAGGTGGAGACACCAAGACTGCCAGCCTTAGTTTAGTAAGAGGTGCTGGAGCAGGTGGGACTGTAACAAGCATTACTGCTGGAACTGGTCTTAATGGTGGGACAATTACATCTTCTGGAACCGTTGATGTCAAGTATGGCACAACCTCTGGGACTGCTGCTCAAGGAAATGATTCTAGGTTAAGCAACAGCCGGACTCCTACGGCACACGCTTCTACTCATGCTGTAGGTGGATCTGATGAGTTGACTCCGGCTAGCATTGGTGCTGCATCTACGACCCAGCTTGCAAGCTATGTTCCAACAACACGCTCTGTGTCGTCTGGGACAGGGATGACTGGTGGTGGAGATTTGACTGGAGATCGTACTTTGTCAGTTGTTTTTGGCACTGTGTCTGGAACAGTCACAGAAGGTGATGATTCACGGCTTTCTAACTCCCGCACACCTACTGCACATGCTGCGTCTCATGCTGCTGGTGCAAGCGATGCAATCACTCCAGCAAGCATTGGAGCAGTTTCAACTACGCAGTTGGCTGGACTTGCCACAACCGCCCAGTTGGCTGGATATGTTCCAACTAGCCGCTTGGTTTCTGCTGGCACTGGACTTTCTGGTGGAGGTGAACTAAATGCTGATAGAACCATTTCACTAGCAAATGTTGGAACTGCTGGAACATACGGAAGTTCTTCTTCTGTCCCTGTAATTACCACAAATGCTCAAGGCCAAGTTTCTTCTGTAACAAGCTCTTCTATTGCAATTGCCGGAAGCCAAGTTTCTGGAAACATTTCTGGAAATGCTGGAAATGTAACTGGCACTGTTGCAGTTGCAAATGGTGGTACAGGAGCAACGGGTGCCACAAACGCTCGCACAAATCTTTCTGCTGCTAAGTCTGGAGCAAACACAGACATCACCAGCGTTGCGCTTACAACTGGAACCATTTCCACAACACCAGCATCAGCGGCTGACATCTGCAACAAAGCATACGCTGATTCAATTGCAAGTGGAGTAAACTTCCATGAAGCCTGTGATTACGCCACAATTGCGGCTCTTTCTCCTGCTGCCAGCTATAATCAACCTGGAGGTGCTGGAGTTGGAGTAGACGCAACACTCACTGGAACAACCAATGTTGCGCTTGATGTTGATGGCACAACGGTTTCTGCTGGTCAACGTATCTTGGTCAAGAATCAGTCTAGCCAGATTGAGAATGGAATTTACACGGTAACTCGCCAAGGGGACGGATCTACGCTTCCGTACATCCTTACCCGTGCAACTGATTACGACACAAGTGGATCTGCACCAAATGAAGTTCAAGCGGGTGATTTTGTTCTTGTTCTAAATGGATCAATTGCAAACACGGCTTGGGTACAGCAAACGCCTGCTCCAGTTGTATTTGGATCAAGCAATCTTGTATTCATTCAGTTTGCTGCCGCTTCTACAGCATATTTTGCTGGGACTGGTCTATCACTGAGTAGCAACACATTTTCGATTACGACCACTGGAGTATCCGCACTGACAGCAGGCAGCGCATCTGTGATCCCCGTGATCACCACGAACACGCAGGGTCAAATCACAAACCTCACAACGGCTCAGGTGACTGCTGCTGGAATTGGTGCAGTTGCCACAGCAGATCTTACTCAACTTGCTGTTGCTGGCAAGGTGCCTCAATTAGACGGCAGTGGACTGATTTCAACGACCCAGATTCCCGCTCTCACGTCAGCGCAGATTGCTCAGATTACGCCCAGCGTTATTGGAGCAGTTGCTACGTCCGATTTGACTCAGTTGGCTATAGCAGGCAAGGTTCCCCAGCTTGATGGCAGTGGCTTCCTGAGCACTGCTCAGTTGGCTGACATTGCAGGGCTTCCTGTTGGCGCAGTTGGGTCAAGCACTGTGGTGCCCGTAATTACGACTGATTCAAAAGGTCGTATAACAAACCTTACTACCGCTCAAATCACTGGTGGTGGCAGTGGAACTTCTCAAGTTGCCTCATTTTCTGCTGGTACAACTGGCTTTACTCCGAGCACTGCTACTACTGGAGCTGTCACGCTTGCGGGCACGCTAAACATCGCCAACGGTGGCACTGGAGCAACTAGTCAAATTGCTGCACTTAATGCTTTGGCTGGCTCAGTCACAAGCGGTCAATACTTGCGTGGCAATGGCACAAACGTGTCCATGTCCTCGCTGCAATCCAGTGACCTTTCTGGCACGATTGCGATTGCCAACGGTGGAACAGGTGCAAGCACACAGCAAGGGGCCTTAAACGCCATTTCTGGCTCACAGACGGCAGGTTATCATTTCCGCTCTGATGGCACGAACGTCAGTTTGCAGCCAATGACTGTTGCTGATGTTACGGCAGGAACTCTTGCCGTGCAGCACGGTGGCACTGGAGCAACCTCACAGGCAGCAGCACTAACAAGTCTGGGGGCTGCTCCTTTAGCAGATGTCATGCATCGTTACGTTGAATATGCAGCATTTGCCATTGTCATTGGGACGATGAACACTGGTGTAACGCCAAACACGTTTACGATCACTGCAACTGGCACATATCCACCAGATGGAACAATGGTTTCTGTTGGTGATACGGTTTTATTTACAGCCCAAACTGGAGTCACCATTCAAAACGGGCCTTGGGTGTGCACCACGGCTGGCGCAGTTGGAGTGTCGGCTGTTTTTCAACGCCCATCATGGTTTAGCGGAACAGCAAGAAATGGAATTTATTGCACGGTTAAAGCTGGT